GAACTCACTGGCAAAGATTCTTTAAGGGCTTTACTAATTGCCTTTGCAGAAATCTCACTGAAGTCATCCACCTGAATGAATTTGTTAGTTAGAACTTCTCCTGTCCTGCCCATCTTCCTGAAGTTGTTGAACACACTTCCAAAAGTTTTATCAAGTAAATTAACACTAGACTTACGAGCAGTCTCCTTATCTAAATTAAGTCCAGCTCTCTTAGCATCGAACGTGAGGGTTGAAGCTCTGCGCTCGGCTGAGTTGATAGTGCCTTGAGGAATTGCTCTAGCATCCTTAAGCATTCGCTCAATGAAGTTAACATCACTCTCCCCTTTCTTTTGAATCAGTCTCTTGCTAGCATTTTTAAGTGCAGTAGATTCTGCCTTGGTTGTAGCATCCAGTGCAACCTTGCCAAGATTTTTAATAACCGAGGCTTCACTATCCTCAGGAAGCAGAGCCCCAGCTGCAATCGCCGTACCAAGAATGGCAAGAGTTTTACCAGATTTTTTAACGATGCTCTCGAATTCTTTAAGGCTTAGGGTATCAATAGTCTTTCCTATCTTCCCAGCCTCATCTGCGAGAATCTTGTCAAGTTCATCAGTGGCATTGGTTTCAAATCTTTCCTCTGCCTTTTTCTTAGGTTTAAATTTAGCAGCTCGTTTAGCTTCCTTAGCTGCATCCTCCTCAAACTTTTGTGAAGCAGTCTTGAGATTCACTAAGCGTTTAAACTTGTTTCCTGCATCGACTACAGCTTTAGCCGCAGCTCCTTCAGAGAATCCCTGCCCAATAAGTGTGCTGTAAGTTTTATTAAGCTCTACTTTTGTAGCTGCAGGAATGAGATCGTCAGTCATTATCTTGACTCTCTCCCTGAGTGCAGCAGATGAATTCTCAATAAGATCTCCGGCCGACTTAATATCTGTAGCAGTTCCAGTCTTGGCCAACTCAACAGGCTCAACTCTTTTCTTCTTAGTAATCTTAAGCTTCCCAACCTTTCTGATTTCGGGAACCTCAGCTACGAGAGCCTTCTCCGTCTCAGGAGTTATAAGTTTAGCTCTGGTTAAACTCGACTCAGGTAATTGAATAGTTCCCTTCGTGAGTTGCTTCGCTGCTTCCGGACCAGCCTTAAGTTGTTTTGCAACAGCTGGACCAGAACCAAGAAGCTTGGTGGCATTACTAATTACATCATTAGCGGCTTTAACTGGTTGCTTCGTATTCTCAAATGTCTGCTTAAAAACTCCCCCGCCTTCAGCCAAAGGAATAGTTTTGCTAGTAGGCTTAGTGCTAACTCCCTTAACTCCTCCAGGCTGGCCAGGTTTAAATCCTTTCACGAACGTTCGAGCAGTATTCAATACACCTGCTTCAGTAGCTCCAGCGTCAATGAATTCTCCAGTAAGCTTACTCTCTTCAGCTCTAACCTTTTTACCAAGTGTCTTACTTCCAGACAACTCGAGTTCTTCAAGGAAACCTCCCAAAGATTTGCTATCCTTAGCTATACCTTTTTCAAGGTTTGCAAGGTCAATAACTTCTCCGGGCTTCCCAGTAAAGCTGGATAAAGCGGTTCGACGTTCAACCAACTTGGTAAAGATTTTCTTAACTAACGAAGGAGCAGTTAAACCTGCAGCACTGGATATGATGAAGTTTGCTCCGGGATTTCTTTCTGCAAAACCTGGAGAAGCTTTTTCAAATCCTTCCTCAACTGCAGCACTGGCCGCTTCAAAGGCTGAAATTCCAGCAACCGTAGCTACCAATACCCCAGCAGCTGCTTTTGCAGCAGGATGAGGAACAAAGTTAAGTCCTCGTCCAAGGGCTGTAAGTGCTCTAGCTCCTATACTCTTTCTGAGTACGGCTCCTCCTGTAGTACGTAGAGCTGATCGCTGAATACCTTTACCAAACGCAGTCCTTCCACGTATACCAGCCCGAGCCCTTCGAGCAATTACGTTCGCCCCACCTGCAGCAATTGCACCAGTTCCTACATTGAAAGCAAAGTTATCAACGGGAGCTTGCACTGCTCCTTTAAGAGCTGCGACCGCCACATCTACAAAAGAACCAGGGTCTTCTGATAATGTCTCGGCGGCACTCAAAGAAGTTATTGCTCCAGGGAATTTGATATTCTCATTATTCTCTTTAAACAACCGACTCAATTCAGGAGTAGCTCTTGTTTGTTCAGAGTTGAATGCGGTAGCGAATATTTTCTCAGGAGCTATGTGCTGATTCCTAGGATCGGATATAAACTTCTTAACTGTATTCCTAATTTTAACCAGTGAACCTCGTCTTGGGTCAGCTTCGTCAAACGAAGAGTCAAGTGCTTGAACAGAATCCCTTCGAAAAACATCTTGATTGATATTCTCAAGTTGACTTTCAGTGAGAAGCTCAGTGCCCAACGAAGTAATTACACTGTTAAGCTTGCGAGGATTTCTCAGCAGGGATTGATTCGCCCTGGCATTATTCCTGCGCTGAGATATTCTCCCAGAAAGTTCTTGCAGAACTAAGCTTTCTACAATATCTACCATGGTGTTATCCTTATCTTAGGTTAAGTAAATCCTGTTCCAAAGAGTTCTGAAGGTTAAGCCTTTTTCTAGCTCCACCTATAACAGCCCCTATCTTAGGATTTCTAGTTGCGCCTTCTCTTGATGTACCAGTTAAAGCTCGGGCAGATTCTAAAACTCCTTCATCAGATCTTCTTCTGAAATCACTTCCTCCACCCCCGCCTCCAGGTGTACCACCTTCATCTGGGTCGGGAAAGAATCTGTTGAACAAAGCTCCTGTTCTATCAAATCCAGCCTGCTTCAAATCAGCTCCCCGTTCAGCCACTCCCACTTGCCTACCACTTATCTTAAGTTGACCTCTGCCAAGCTCTCCTCGTAAGGCCAATCGAGCTTTATCCAATTCCACTCGTTGCTGACCAAGATTGGATTCACTGGAAGCTCTTCGTTCCCCAGTTGAAACTCGCCTAGACTCAAGATCAAGAGCTTTGTTGGTAGCCAGGTTAGTTATGTCCTGCTGTTTCTGCTTTCTTGCTGTTCTTGCTTTACCAAGATCTCCTGCTATCTTTAAAGCCTTATTAAAGAATTCATCTAATTCTGCCATCAGCCTACTCCTTAAAAAACGTTACAGGAACTATTCTCCAGGTTGAGTTATAAGCATTTGCTTTCATATCTTCGTTGGTGAACAAAGAAGAAGTATCCAAAGAATCTCCCAATTTAAGCAGTGCCACTCTATCATCTATAGCATAAGGAAGAAAGTCTGTAGAAAGAACTCCTTCTACAAGTTCCCCTCTTATCCTTACGTCATACGAAAAATCACTTTCATCTAAAGCATCTGATATGTCTGTTCGACTTTCAACCACACCAGATGAATAATGGTTAGTTTCAAACCAGTTAGCAGCAAAGATAAATGGATTAGTTGCTTGAGAAAACCAAGCATGATTAGGCCAAACCCTAACTGCCATACCTATAAACTCCCCAGGAGTTGGGTATTTATTCTCCTCCTTAAGTCCCTTTCTAGTTACAGTAAAAGGATTCAAAGGGCTTTCATTAATTATCTTAACCTCATCCTCATGCAGATAAAATCCGTGAGTGAGTATCTCCTCATTTCCTCCAGATCGAGCAGGTAGCGGGGGAAGCAAACTTCCACCTTCCCTTACATCTTCCAACTCTCCAGTCTCTTCCCCGATTAACAAGGTGGACTCTGCTGCAGAAAGATCGCCCGATAGAAATTCCAAACACGAGATAGCTCCATCAATTCCTATATCTATGGAAGGAGACTCTCCATCAGGAACCCACTCATAATCCATAGTGAATGCTCGACGTTTACTTGCTCCACTAGTCGAGGTAACAGTCTTAACAAACTTAGCTCCTTTAAGATTATCTTCCAAGTAATCCTTAACATCCTCACTTTCTTCGAGAGGATCTTCTTGTACATCCCACAGATACCAAAGGTCAGACATTCTTGGTTGAGAAAAAGATTGGGTAGTATTCACCCCATCTTTCTTTAATGCAACTGGCTCAATACCAGGAGAAATTTGATTTCCCTTATTCCCAAAGATTCCAGATTTGATGCGTTCGAGAGCTCTATTAATCCCATCTACATTTGGATCGCCTGAACGAGTCAGTTGTCTAGATTCATTCTGCGGTAATAAGGGTTCGCTATATTTGGCTTTCATTATCCCTCCGCTAATTCATGTACAAGGGATTGAGTAATATCGCTAGCTGCCAGAGTTCTCTGTGCATCTAACTCAGCCTGTCTGACTGCTTCCCTTGCGGCAACTCTAGCGGTTGCTAATACAGCTGAATTCTCAGCTATAAACTTATCTATCTCAGAAGTAATTTCAGCTTGAGCAACTTCCCTAACATAAGTAGAGTCTAACCTTAATCTTCTCAACTCTAACTCCTCTGCGTTGGCTCGAGTGCTTGCTCTCAAGAAAGAACCTCTAGCTTGATCTTGACCAATTTGCCTCTCCATCAACTCCCCTCGAGCTTCAACTTCCAAGGGAAAGTTAGTGTGCTGTTCTATTCTAGAAGCTTGAGTGAGTTCAAAGGCCTCTCGATCTCCAGCGAATCTAGCTTTAGCAGAATCCAATTCAGTCTCTGCAGTTTCAATCTCGGCTAGCAATCTTTGCTTGATAGCTTCAAACTTAATGACTCTTGTCTTAGCTATCTCAGCTTCTTGCTCTACGATATCCTGTCTCTGTTCTTCAACCAGAGCCCTATTTAATTCAGCAAAGATTTGAATTTCTAAGCGATCAACTTGCGCCTGAAGAAGTTCCACTCTTAGTTCAGCTCGAGCCAAACTCATTTGAGACTGGAAGAATCTTATAACTCCCTTCTGGGAAGTTACCTGTGCATTTATCCTACCAAGAACTGCAGAATTATATTGAGTCAAGCCCTCTGAAATTCTAAGTTCACTTCTTAGTTTTTCTATGAGCAGGGTTTGCCTGTTGATATTTCCAATGTAGATAGTGGCAAGTTCTCGATAGGTTTGAATCTGTGCATTAAACTTTTGAATGCAAGCGTTCCAATGCTTAACACTATTATCCATCACAGCCTGGACATAAGTGAAATTAAGTTTCTGCTTAACATCATGATGCTGACGTAAAATCTGTTCGTGAGCTTGTCTGCCGTTGATGAAAAGCTTCTTAAGAATCAGGTCATTTTGATAATTTTCTATCACAACAAAAGCGTTGAAGTTGTGGACTGCTCTCCCAACGGTAGCATCTTTCCTTTCTTCGTAGGTATTTTCCTGTCCCCTTTGAGTGAACCAATCCTGATCATTATCCCAGATAGCTTGATTCCTTTGCTGGAGTCTGCTATAGTATTCCGTTGGAAGAATTAACAAATCATACCTGTCTGTAAGGACCTGAGTCAAGGCATAAGAGAATTCTTCGTAGCTCCAATCCAGCTGGCCATCAGGAACAGTTCGATCAAACACAGGAGTATCCTCAGTCCACTCTCTCAATTCCACATCCCCAGGTAGAACTATATCTACTCGATCCTGACAAGATGTTTCTACTTCAAGACTCTGCAATTGCTCAGGAGTAAATTCTCCTAAGGTAATTTCTGGAGCAACCGGCTGTTCGGGATCAGTTACATTAGGTCTTTCTGGGAAAGTGATAATAGGTTCCTCAGGCAGATCTATGGTAACTGTCTCCCACACAGTATCGCTGATACTTGAAGATTCAAAGGGATCTAAATTAACAACTGCAGTAAAGTCAGGAGCTAATAGAATCCCAGGGGGAGTAAAAGACATCTTAGCCTCCAGCCAAAGTGTGTACAAGTTTAGAAGTTATCTCAGTCTTAGCTGTTATATCTGCTGAGGTTGCAATTACCTCAGCATTTAAATCTGCCAAGGTTTTAATATTTTGTGCCTCAGTGTCTGACCTTACAACTTCATTAAGTATTCTAGTTTCATCTCTTACAAAAGTTACATCTCTTGTTTTTCCATCTTCAGCTTGGGCAGTTAACTCCAACACATTATTGCTTACATCATTAAGCCAATCTCTTAAATCAGACTGGTATACCAAGAGGTCAGAACTGAATCCAACTGCTTTAACTCTGCCTTCAGTTAAAACTGTTTCCAGTCGGGTTCGAGCAGCTCTAAGCTTTTCAATCTGTGCTCCCAGCTTAGCTCGAGCTACATCTAGCTTAGTGTCAGAGACAACTCTACCTGAATTAGTCTTAGCGCTTTGCACTCTGAGCTGAGCTTCCGCGACAGCTGCTTCCTGCTGGAACTGGTCAACCTTACTCTCCTCGAATTCAATTCCAGCTTTATACAAATTAAACTTAGATATGTTGAGATTAATTCGGGATGAGAAAATATCTACCTCAGCCTGAAACTTTCTCAACTTATTTTGTTCCTGCTCAGCTTCAAGGATAAAGTTCTCCAAATCAATTTCTTTCATAGCTTGCTGAGCATTGAGGTAATCAATTGAAGCGTTGAACATTTCAACTTGTTGTGTGCGCTCTACCAAGTTGAGAGTATGTCCCTTGATAGCCAACTCCCTTTCCTGAAGAATAAGTAGTTTACCTTTTAGTTCTTCAATCCAAGCTTGATGCTTGATCCTCTTTATCTCAATTCGACTGTTGTGTCTTTGTAGATAGACTTCGAACACTCTGAAATCAATCTCCGCTAGATTCATGACTGCCTGAAGATTAATAGTCTGGCGTTGTTGATCAGTTGTTCGCACAATATTCTCTGCTGCATTGCCAGCCTCTAAACCATCCGAGATATTCTTCGCAGTACTTTTATTTTGCTCTGAAAAGAACTGCTCATTCGCACGCGATACATTTCTTTTATTCCGAATAGATTGCTTTGATAAGTCCTTATTAAAAACGCCACTAGGCGCAACGAACCCTCTAGCTGCTTCCCCATCAAAGGAAGTTTCAATAGCTTCTTCAGTCGCATCGAGTAAGTCTTCCTTATTCCTTCCCCACTCAACATACTCCACGTCGTAAGGTTTTACTTCGCTAGTCAACTCTCCTATCTTTCCATCAATGATAGTTTGAACTGTATTAGCAAAATCCGTATAAAGGAATTGAATCCGCTCTACTTCCTTTGTAGGAGCCACAGGTTCAAATGCTGTGAAAGGTTCAATCTCTACGTTAACAGGATCAGGAAGGTTTAACTTCTTAAGCCTATCAAGGTTAAACTCAATATCTTGCAGTGTGGGTATGACTAAGGATTCTACATTCTTAGGAAAAATTACATCCATATCACAGGTCTCTACATTGAAAAGAGTTAAGATTAAATTAGGGGCAAAACCGGTTAAGGTTAATACTCCCAACCCTGGATCAATTACAGCATCCCCTTCAAGAACAGCTGAGGGAGCAAAACTTCTTAAGGCCATTCCCGCTACGGCATAAACCTCAAATCCCATATCTTCTGCAGTATTAATCAGCCAACCAGACTTCCACTCAGTAAAGTTTCCTGCGTGGGTTGGGCTAGTACTGTCCGTAGTATACCGAACAAAATCAGAACCTCCATTAACTGCATCAACGTAATAGATAGTAATGAAATAGTTAGTTCCATTAACTGTTTGAAAAGGATCTAAAAACTTAAAGTGAATTTCTGCAAAAGATACTCCAAGATCTTCTGCCAGTAAAACTTCTGAAGTTGCTAACGGAGAACCTGTTGGAGTTCCCGTTACACCATAAGTTCCTGTGTGTTCCCAAATCCTAAGAACTATAGGACCTGTAGGAACTCCACTCTTTTCCAACTCCACAACTATGGAACCAATCTCCTTACCATCCCCAGTAAAAGATTGTCCAACTTCGTTTGTTGTGGCAGTAAATCTGGCAGGTAAGTTATTATTAACAAAAGCATAACTATCCACCAAAGAAGATCCAGCCGTAGGAACTTCTACCTCTTTAGGTTCCCCATTTATAGTAACTAGGGGAGCAAAACTTTCAAGAGTTAAATTGCCAGTGGGAACTTCTACCACTATATTACGAAGAGCTAATGGAGCAAATCCAGTTAGAATTAAACTGGCTGTCGGCACCTCAATTCCTAGATCAAGTACTGGAGCAAATCCTTCTAGAGTTAGACCTGCAGGACTAGATCTAATCTCAAACACCATATCCCTACTAGCTTGAGGGGCCCAAGACATTGAGCCACTATTATAAGAGGCTTCATTTCCTGCATGAGATCCAGTATTTTCAGCTCTTCCTACTATCTGATTTCCTACAACTGCATCTTCATACCAGAAAATAAGACAATATTTTGTTCCTGACACAAGAGTAAAGGGGGTGGAGAAAATAAATGTCTCAGCAGATAGACTAGTTGAAAAAGTGGTAGGATCTCTAGTATCCGATGTAGCTAAAGCTGTTCCTGTAGGAATGGAGGTTGATCCAAAAGTTCCTGAATGGGCAAAAATAGCTACAAAACAAGTTGCTACAGGAGTACCAATTTTTCTTACTTTAACATCTACTTCAGCAATATCCTTACCATCACCAGTAATAGATTGAGAATAACCAAAAATCCCTGTACTAAAAACTTCGTTAGTATTATCCAGAGAAAGAGGATTAGTATCTATAATCGACCCAGGGCCTGTAAATGGAACTTCAACTGCGATATCGTGAGTCGGAGCAAACCCTGCTAGGGTCATAGAAGCTACTGGTATTTCAATAGGAGTATCGGCCATCAGATTACTCGAAACAAATTGTTAGCTTGATTGTGAAAATTTCACATTGGAGCTTACGGGAAAGTCCACTCTTACGAATAGACTTTCCCCTCAACTTACGCCAAAGTGTGTACGCCCGAAGCGTTGATCTGCAAGGTGAAAGTATTACCAGCTCCAATTACAATATCCCCAGGGGTATTATCCAAGAGACTAAAACAGATCAGGTCATTACCTGAAGCAGTTGAACTGTACAATACAGCAACTCGGAATGTCGCTCCAGCTGAGAACGTCCAAACATTATCAGCCAAATCGAGAGTTGCAGTTCCTGAAGTTTGCGCCCAAGTTACACCCCCAGGAGTATCCCCTCCAGCGGTATAGCCTGTAGCCACTAACTCATTTGTCAAACTTGCGAACGTAGCTTGTGTAACTGTCTGCGCATTACTCGCAGCAAGAAACAAAGCTATCTTTAGAGTGTCGGTATCCAGGTCGATCGTTCCATCCCCTAGAGCCTCACTATAACTGTCATAAAACGCCCATGCGTTAGCGGCCATATCAATTCTCCTTATCTTGATTTAGAAATAAGTATTACATTAAGTTCCATACTTTTAAGATCTTCGACATTTTCTACTGCCACTGTCCAGAATTTCCCTACAACTTCTTTACCTATGACAGCCCTCTGTTGCGTTGTCTTGTAGGTTTTATTATCGCCTCTTTCCGTAGCTACCTGAACCGTTGCATCCTTAGTCCTTGAACCAAGGTGGATTGATCTTAAACGCTTTGTAGAAGGTATATCCATGTTAGCAAAATCAAATAGCAGACCGTCATTAATGCTATCTCCTCCATCAGTTGCTCCCTCCAATAAGTAAATTCCGTCGTCCCTAGCTCCGTACAACTTTTTCTGTATGCGAGCATAAGAATTGAAATCGTAGTTGCTATACACTGAAGGATTGTATTGTTTAGTAGTTAAAACCCAACAGGCAAATACTTGCCCACTGACTACCATCTCACTTTTAACAATTAACTGATCGTTAGATAAGACAAAGAAAGTGACGTTGTTTCCACTGGCATCTGTACCCTGAAAGGTATCAGCAACAGTGACAGACGCTGTAAAGATTTCTGCTACAATATCAGATACATTAAAGGCTTCTGATAGAAGGGAAAGAAAGATTCCCTGCCCTGTTAATGCTTCAGAAAGATTTAAAGTATCTGCCAATGACTCAGGAAGAATTCTTTCTAAGGCATCGACCAAATTTAATTGCTCTGCTAAAAGCTCCTGGAAAGTTCCGGTATTAAGTATGGTCTCTCTCAACTGAAGAAACTCAGTAATGACAGTTACCTTCTTATGAATATCTACCAGCGTTCCAGAAAGATCAAAACTTTCTGCTAGTATATCCTCGAAGCGTTTACGAGCGAATGGAAAGTCCAAGCACTCTAAAAGCTCAGTGAGAATAGTTCCATAACTCCCATGAGGTATAGCATCTTCACTCAGAAAGAGTTCGTCCACTATGGAAACTATCCAGTCAATTACAAACGTCTCAGATAAATTAAAACTTTCATCTATGAGAAATTTCCATCCAGGTTGAGGATGATCAGAGGCCCTTACAGTGTCTGCTCTCGTATGAGCAAATGTACCCAAACCTGCAACAGTCTCAGTGAAATTTAATTCCTCTGTAACTAATACAGGAAGAATGAGATTAACTCCCTGCCCCGTTAAGGTCATTGATCCTACTGGAACTTCGATTGGAGTATCTGCCATAATTATACCTACGTAGCGAAAAAGTTATCTTTCCAAGGAAACGTATATACTGGGCCTTCATTAACTGGGGGTCCAGTCCAAGTAAATACTGGAGAATCAGGGTATTCTGCCCAAAAGGTTTCATTTTGAAATCCTGGGGGATTAGAAGGTCCTTCATACCTAAAACGAACTTGAACAAAAGGATGGTATCCTACCAAATCTTCAGGAACATCTAAATCTACCTGAGAAATAAAACTAGGGTGTTTAGTATTAATCTGAAATATTTTTGTAGCTTCATTGTAAGTACAAAAGCTTACATCATCTCCTCCTCCAGTACTTAGAACTTCTTCTCCGCCAGGTGAACTCCACATGAACTGGTTAATAAACAGTGTTTCAAAACCCTCTTCACCGGGCCCTCTAAAAAAGTTAGCTCCCATACCTCTAAAGGATTGATCGTCAAACCACACCCAAAATTCAGCAAAAAAGTTTATAACTGAGTCCACAGTTTCAGCTGCAGGATTAGCTACAAGTAGAGCTTCTTCAAAATCTACATCAGAATTAAAGTTCCAATCCCTGATTTTAAACTGCCAACCTCCGCCACAAGGCTTCTTACTACCATCAGCAAAACCAACTACCTTAAGCACACCATCCTTATTCTGAACAATAACTTCATCATCAGTAGCGAATGCTCCAGAGCCTCCTTCGAGTGCCCCGTTTGCTCTCGTCACGGAAGCGGCCTCACAGTGATAAAAGATAGGTACTCCAGATTGAACTCCTATCCCTGTGACGGCCACTTCGCAGGTATCGTTTTCGCTATCCGTAGAAACTATCGTTCCCATAAGATACTTGGTCTTAGCTACATCTCCTATATTAGCATGATCAATCTTAGCCATTACACCGAAGCAGCTGTAATGTCATATTGAACAGTGATGATATCATTATCTATCACCGCGCGAGAAGCATCAAACTTCTTGGCTGCCAACAGGGTTCCAGTCGTACCAGTCTTAGCTGCTACACTGGAGATGAACGCTCCATAGAGTGTGATGGAAGCAGCAATGGTGAAAGATGCTGGCGTTCCACTGTTACTCATAACCTTGGCAGTAGCTGGAGCATCAATGTACTCTGGTTTGTTGGTCAGGGGAAGATCATAATCAGCATCCTGTCCCTCACCGTAGGTACCAGCAGCACCCAACACTGCGGCAGGTGCATCAGCTGCAGCGGGCGTTACATTGTTCTTAAAAATTCCCACGTACCAGGTAGTGATCTTTGCATCTGCACCCATAACCACGTTAAGAAAATGGTTAAGACCTGCATCAACAATAAGATTGCTTGACGTTTCTTTGCCAATCAGTTTTCCCTTACGGAAATGATTCAGGGTAACTTCCCCGTGAATACCTACATTCCCTCGAGATACTTCCTGCTCGACAGTTTTAGCTCCATACTTTCTTAGAAATTCAAAAAAGTTCATGTTTAAGTCTCCGTTGTTTCACCGCTAAGAGCTACATTATCTCTAACGGCTTCATTATAAGTTGCATTGATAAGCCTACCTTCTCTGAAGACATTGACACTAACCTTGTCGGAAATGCCAGCCCCAGAAGCCGGAGCGTTTACACCTAGTTGAATATTACCTTTAACTTGATTGTAGAAAGCAGCGCCACCTTTTCCCAGTTCGATATTAACTTTCTCGTCTGTCAAGGAAACTGCTTCACCTCCTACTCCTGAAAAAATTCCTTCTGAAGAAGCCCATACAGGGACTCTTATATCTGCGGGACCCACGGGAGCGTAGACTAAAGCACCCTTAATAACTCCCGCCCCTATCCGATTTAAACTCATCTCTCTTATATTATCACCAGTTTGATAATAGGTATCTGTTTCTGTCCCGATATAAACTCCGTTAGCATCTTCAGCCAACATCAAGATTTCAGAATTAAACTGAAAAGCATTATAAGGACGAAACCAGCTGAAAGCATAAGAGTCGCTGTATAGAATCTTATCATTTTTACTCCCCCAAATTCTTCCTCTGAAGAAGATTAGATTTTCCAAACCATCTGGCGGAGTAACATCCAGAGTGGGCAACACTTCTATTCCAGTAGGCTTCTGAATGAAACTTGAGTTGCCTGCCAAAAAGAACTTAACTCCATTAGCCTCGGTTATCCACACCAGAAAATCTGAATCCTTATTGGTTATGTGAACTCCTCCAGCCACACTCAGGTCCACTACCGTAACTGGGCCAGCTCCACTGAGTTCTCCTAAAGCTGTCTTTCTCGTAAAGCAAATGTGATATTTACCTGGTGGTAATCCTCCACCTACAATAGTAACATCTGGACCAAACTCAGGAATATCAACTCCCCAGTTCTCTGTGGCCTGAGTTAATTTATTATAGACTAACGATTGAGTCTTAGAAGATAAATAAACTTTATCTCCAACAGGTAAATAGTGTACTCGATTAAGGTCAGGCAACTCTGCTAGTTCAGTTTTGTTGCCAGCCAGATCAACCTTGAAAAGAGATCTTGGAAATCCCCCTCCCGATCCTCCGGCTAGAAAGTAATCATCCACTTCTTTTAGGGAGTGACAATTACTTAAACTGGCTAGCAGAGTTCGCCCCTGCCTTTGTTCCACTTGATTAAGAAAAGAGTCCATATTCAGAATAATATCTGGCTGGCCCTTAAGCTTCTCTCCTCCTACGTTTGACATAGGAAGAATATTCTCTACTGTAATTTTATCAGGCATCCCAAGCAGTCCTCCCTTTTACTCTCTGTCTTCGAGCGACCCAATTTCTGAACTTATCGGTCGCTGCAGTAAATAAGGCGAATTGCTTTCCAGTCTCAAGAGCTTCATTTTCTCCCTCTTGTTCAATGCGACTGAATAGCCTAAACGCTGTCCCATGGACCAGAACTCCTCGATGCAAATGGCTAGGTATTTCTGAAGGCTCATCTCCATCCCCTGTAAGTTCCGTGGGATCTTTGTAATATATTATCTCTAAATTCTCTGCAGCTGTTGGGATGGGAGCATACCAAATGCGCTGACCCAACGGGAGCCAGTACTTAATAGCACCTGCTCCCGTGAGTGAGCCACATTTGTCTCTTAGTGTTTCCAGATCTCCATCCACCTGCGTCAACTTGCAACCGTTAGAGTCATAAATATCCACAATCTTTCCAGAGGATTCAGCAGGTTGATTCATAAAAGCCTGTCCAACAACCGTACCTAAGGTTTCCACAGCTTGAAGATTAGGAACCCCTGGGTCGATTTCATCACAGACTTCAGTATAAATCTCATTTATAACAGAGGGAATATCAGTGAAGAACTCCACTGAAAAATCCTCTATTTCTCTTTTGACTGCCAATTCAATCTCTGCAAAGTTCATTAGCTTACCTCAGAAACCAGTACGTTAATACGACAAGCTCCAGCCGTGATAGTTCCCGATGAAGTAAGAGCAGCATACAATACGGGAGTAGCTGCATTTGCTGGAATGAGCAAGAATGGTACCAGCAACGGAGATGCTAGCTTGTTACCGATAGTGCCTGGAATAACCACGGCACTTGCCATAACACTGGTAGCTGCAACTACAGATACCGTAGCTCCATCCGAGCTGTTTGGAGTAGGAATTGTACCATTACCTATGGTCATGGCTACAGTTCCACCGATAAAGGCTGTCAGAATTTCAACAACCACGCCTTGGATTAGGACTGGAAAAGCTCCTTTATCCCGAAGAGGGAAGTCCATAAATACAGCTTCGTTATCGTCCATAATCGAGCTGAATCCTGCCTTACCTCCAAATTCCATCTTCGCAGAGCGAATCCAGAAAGGGTTAGGTCCGACATGATCTCGCTCGTCAGTTCTTCGATAGTCAATCATTGACATAGCGCAAATCTCCTTCTAGGTTATATTGATCCGTAGACAACTTTGTATTCTGCAAAGAGTCTTACGGATGCAGTAGCTGGGGCATTGCCCTCAACCAGTGTCAATGTGATAGTGCCATTGTTTGCTCCGAACCACTTACCACCCCGATTAACCCCTGTTGAACCAGCCAAACTTCTCGTCAGGATGGAACCGTCAGGATCAATATCTACATTCAAAAAGAATGCGTCTGGGTCAGCGGTCTCCCCATTACCGTCAAAACCTACGGTTATGGTAGAGGTAGTCCCAAAGGGGCTGATCAGATCTACAATGACATTAGTTACCAGCGCATACTGAGGAATACGAATCAGATGGTATGTCTCATCCACTGCATCTAGCAGAGCACAAGATGCCACCAGTCTCACATTATCAGCTTCGCCAACTCTGTCAATTTTAGAAAAGTCTACCATTGGGCCTCCTTATTGGGCGATAGGTGCACCATAAGACGGGAACGTAATAACTCCATAATCACCATGATCTGGAGCAGCCCCATTCTTCTGGAAACGGGTTTTAGCAATACCTAGAATACCGCCACCTGAAACTTCAGTCTTCGAACCATGATCCAATTTCTCGGTATGGAAAGACATGACTGAACTTTTAGTATCTCCTGCGCCACCCCAGCCCATAACACCGGCCTGAGCACCCAAGAACAGGTTACGATAAGATCGACCACCAGTTCCGATTGCGCCCCGAGAGTAGACACGTTCGGACTTAGAAATCATCATGTTGTTATAGACGATTTCAACAGTCGGGTCCTGAAGTTTCTGAGCAGTTCTGAGCATATCACCCCATTCACCTACATTGGTGTTACGTCGAAGCTGGTCAAAAACGTAGTTGTGCAGTACTACCCTGAACATCGGCTTACCACCAATCATGATAGGACGAACCTTGAAGCCGACATTTGCAAGCGCTGGAATTTCAGCACGCTGCTTAACAGCATCCAAAAACTTCAGGGTAACAACATCTGCGGCGGTCAAAGTGGTTTCAGTCTTACCACCTACAACCATCAGATGTTCTGCATCAGGCTCAACAGGTTGCTGAGCAAAAGCCACTCCACCCAACTGAGGCAACTCGTCAAACATCTGACTGTTGCCTGCCAGCGCGTGGAACATATAATCGCTCAACCAACCAGCCCACCAGTTGTTAAGACCCACCTTACCTTTTTCCATGAGATTGTAAGGTATACGCTGTTCATCAATGTCAGTTCCAACATCGACAGACTTACGCATCTTTTCAATCTGCATTTTAAAATCCCTGAACTTCAGTGATTCAGCCTTACCTACGAGCGTATCTCGCCCAACGGTACCAGCTCCTACCAAGTCCAAGAGAATACCAAAGGTGATTTCATCACCCTCGCCTTTGCCCAACTCAGTTCGCATCTGGATAACTGAATCTTCTCCAGTGCCAATCCAAGAGTTAAACTCAAAGGATTTTTGTAGTACTTTGAATAAGTCCTTTGCCCAACGTTTCCGAGTTAACGGATCAGTCGAATTAACAAAAGTTTCTGCCATGGTTTAAATCTCCTTATTTAGGAAGTGTTCCTGCTTTCCACTGACTGATAACGGCTTCGGGGATATCAGCGTTAATCATATCCACCTCATCCATCTCATCCAGCTTTGTCATTGTCCAACCAGCTGCACCCTTGGAAGCTCCACCCATATTGTGGATACTACCTGGAGCATCTTTAAGTTCAGCCTTTTTCTTAGTAATTGCTTCTTGTTCTTTCTTTTTCTCTTCTTCAGTTTTCTCTTCTCCCTCTCCAGCTTTCTCTATAATCTTAATCTGACTATAGAAAAATTTGTGTGGATTGGTAAGTTCATCGATCGCCTGTTTAACAGCAATCTCTGCTGTTGCCATATCTACAGATGGATCATCTTCAACCACTTGCTCGGCATAAGCCGAAATAACCAACTGCTTGTTATGCGTAGTAACAACCTGAGCAATGTCCTCAAACTTTGGATTCAGCTCCATTTGTTCCCACATCTGATCTAGGAAGACCTTTCGTCCAGCATTAGCTCGATCAATTTCAGCCTGCTGATCCGGATCAACTTCGTCGAGTAGATTTGCTTCCCTCAGAACTTTATCGTACTGGCTAAATTTACCTTCCATATTACGAAGGGTTTGATCCAAGGTAGTGTTACGAGCTTTAAGCTCTGCAACCTCGGTCCTGAGTTCTTCTTCCGTACTGGGTTCGCCAGTGCCTTCAGCTTCTTCAGCTGCTTTAGCTGCGGCTTCAGCAGCAATTTCTTCATCCGTTTTACCTTCGGTACCCCCAGTACCTGCATCTTCACCCTCCGCTTCGGCGGCAGCCGCTGCTGCTTTTTCCTCTTCCGTAAGTACCTCGGGGTTTTCCTTATCCAATTCCGCTTGCTCTTCTGCAGTCAAAGTTTGTTCAGTCATTATTGATTCCTTTCAAAAGTCTTGCGTTTTCTATTAGCGTTCTTTCGTGCGTCCTGCACATTTTCTGGAGTAATAGCTTTATCAGCTTTCTCCAAAATCTTTGCCCATTCAAGATCTAAATTCTCTTCAGCATCTCGTATCTGAGACTCTTGTTGCTGGGCCTGAAATTCTCTTATCCTTTGTTTAGCGGAAGACGATACGCTGGTCTGATCAAGCAATACATCTGCCGGAATAGCTCCTGGATTGTTCTGAGCAAACTCGGTAAGAATCTTGGCATTAGCCAATTTCATTGAGCTACCTTCCAGCGCTTCCTCAACCATCAGATCAAACTTACCTACAGACATATCGTTTAAGATGCTACCATCTGGCCTCTGTCCGTTGATAACGAAAGGCTCAGATACAGGATCAATCCTAAGAAACTGGGTGCTGGTCACGAACTGCTGGATTAAAGACAGGAGTTGATTACCCCCATGAATCCTGGCACGTCTGAAGTTCTCGAACAGAACGAACAAGACTGCGATTCCACTTTGCTGTCTAAGCTGTGAGGTAATACCTGGTTCCCTTGAACCTGCAGCAATTCCGAGGAATACATCTTGCACCCCACTCAGATTCTTCATAAGTTCGCTGTATCGGGTAAGCAAGTCTTGGTAGATTGCCGGTATTGTGGGCTGATCTGTAAATTTGATCTTGTTCCCCGATACAGCTCCCTTTTGAACCTTGAGATCGAAGTTAGCAGAAGAGCCTCGATTCTTATACTCTTCAATATCTAAGACAGCTCCGTCTTCATGGACAAGCATGTTCTTGGGAGAGTTGTTTAAGAGATGGATCAGCTGACGCATGACAGTATTAAGGCCCCGCTGTGGGTCCTTCATCATGGTAGTAGCTCCAAACCAAACATCACTCTCATCATCGCGATAGCCAGCATAAAGGCTGTAAGGAAACTTATCCTTATTATACCCTTCGTAAGGATTATCTCCTCTTTCAAGAATTTGATCTCCACTTACAATAGCATACTTAACAATTTTCTTGGGTTGAGCCACCATCTCGGGAGGCTCTTCCAGTTTTATCTCCCCTCCATTACCATCAGGGATACCGTCAACTGTCAGGGCCTGCACGTAAGCGGGCCAATTCTTGAGGGGTAAAGAATCTGGTTGGCCTGTAAGAGGATTTACAAACCAAGCCGTTTGTTCATACACCCTATACCAAATTTCTACTACCCTTATCTTCTGATTCATCTCATCAAAGTAAACCAGTGAAGGCTGGAGAGAAGAATCAATAGTGCTTACGGTCTGAGACAGGGTAACATTAAAGTTGGGGTAAAAAGCGTTTACATCATCTACATCAAGCCAATTATCTACAACTAAAAAGCGGGCATCCTCCATCTCGGGGTAGTCACGAGAGTCGGGATCAAGCCAGTACCTTCCGCTTTCAACTCTCCTGGACCGAATCCGCGGCTCGAAGGGGTTGCTACTGTCAATAAAGTAGCCATGTAAAGAGCGTCCGGCCTTAGCCGTGTGCTCGAAGCACTCAAGCTCAGTCTCATCAAGCTTAAGCTTTCTTCTAAAATATTTGAAGGCTGTTTGAATGGGTTCAGCTAAAGCCTCATCCGTATCTTCTACAGGGAGAATCGAGGGGTCAAGTTTCAACTGCGCAGCTAGCCCGATGAGAGTATCTATCTTAGGTTTGATCTCATTAAAGGTAGAGTTCGGGCGAAGCTCAGCAGCTAATTTGGCTAGAACCCCTACACTATCCTGCTTACCTGCGTAGAATTTATAGTCTTCTGCAGCACAGTCCCTCCAGATACCTTCTGGCGTAGAAGTTTCAGCAGAATTAATCCAGTGGTGGAAAATAGTGAGGAGTTCTCGGTTACGAGTTTCCTCATCTATGTCAGGATTTTCTTCAACTAAGCTTATATTTCTTAGATCTGTCATACAGCCATCCAAGCAAAAGGATCATGATTTGCTGACGATTTTTTACGGCTACCTGGAGGATTTTTAGGCCAGGTTTTCGTAGCATTTAGTCCAAAATACTCTGACATTAACAGAGCTTCAGCAATATTAGGTGATGCAATTCCGCGAGCTTTCATCTTCTTCTTAGATTCAACCTTAACTTTCTTATCAGCCAGCTCAAAAGTAGGGCTAGCGAGTTCATTTACCAGGAGTTCACTGTTCTCTCCTTCGGGGAACCAGTAAGCTTGACGCATACACTTCTCACGGACGGCCCACCAGAGCTCATCACGAAGTCTGTGGAAGCGTTCAATGTCGTTAGGCTTATTGGCAACATTAACTCCATGAACAATTCCCTGATCGTGGTGCTTCGTAAGCCAATCTGTAACACCTGCGCCAACTCCAATCTCATCTATGGCGATTCCGGCAGCTTCTTCTTCATTGAACTGATGATTAATCCAACCACCAAGCTCGATGGTGTTGATGTTCTTGTAATTGTGCCAAGGCAGGATTTTCAGTCCCTGTCTCGGAAGGACGATAGACTCATCATCTCCATATCTAGCAACATCTACACCCAGATACTTGGGTTCATCCTCAGCTATCAGAATCTCGTTCCCCACACACTGGTTTGCCCAGGAGAACGGTACCACGCTGGCGTAATTCTCGTCCTCTAGGGGAGGTTCTCCCATTACCCTGATTCTAAAGACGTTACTTTTCTCACCGTACTTAGTAATGTAGAACTGAACCCACTCATCAGTTACGAGCGAGGACTTTCTGGAGTCCCAATGCAGTTTGGTCCATTGCTTAGAAAGTTCAGAGTGAAAGTGTGTTTCATGGAAGTACCCGGCACGCTTAGTCATATTACCAATGAGAATTACTTTATTGAACTCTCCGGTCAAGCCACCCTCAATGGGGCCGAATACAGGGTCTGGCACACCGGAACTCTCATCAACAATAAAGAGCATATTGTCAGCATGTAGTCCGGCGAGCGTTTCCCCTTGATCCTCCTCTGAACCTTTTACATTCACGGAGCGGGCTACTGCGAACCACTCCTCTTTCGCGCTCTTAAGATAGATACGTTCATTGTTCCACTGGAACTCATCCTTGACGAGCGACTGCCTAAGCCATTTGTTAATCTCAGCCCAAAGAACATCTCGGAGCTGATGGCCTGTAGGAGCAGTACAGGGAATTTTAGGATAAGGCCTGGTAGTAAGTACCTTTAGGATAATGACACTAACAGCTGCATCCTTCCCAGTACCATGACCACTCCTGACCGTTATCCTATCATCCCCTCTATCAAAGGCATTGAACAGCTCTTTCTGTTGCGAGGTAGGCTTCATACCACAGCACTCCTCAGCAAACTGGGTGGTGTTATTTCTCCACTCCATCATACGGTTCTTCGCTTTCGAAGTCGTACTGTATGCTAAGGTGCTACCTACCTCAAGGCCTTCCATTAACGACCTACACTTTCAAGTCGACGTTTTCGCAGCTTGAGTCGATCAATCACTGAGGTCACACCCTGCCCAAGATTACCCGTCTGAGTGCCATCAACCTTCTTCTTGGCAGTCCCTCGAATAACTTTCTTAGGAGAGGTTCGACGAATCCTGTCTTCAGCAATGGCTCGGGTTCGAGTATTCACAGGTTTACCACCACCACGAAAACCCTCGTCAATCAATTTCCTAGTTTTAAATTTCAGTCTGTCTTGCGCTGTGCTTGCCATA